CGGACGACGGTCATACGAACTCTCCGGCTCCGAGTCGGACGTAGCCGCCGAGGGGGCCGTTCCGTCGGGTGTACCGGCGGAGGGCTTCCACGACCTTTTCGGGGTCTGCGGAGGTGACGGTGACGTTCAGGTTTGGCGCTGGGGTGGTGACGGTTCGGGCGGCTTCCCGTTCGGCACGCTGCGCTGCGGCCATTTCGGCGAACCTGCGGGCCTCGTTTGCGGCCATCTGTGAGTTGACACCGACGGACGCCTGAATGATCCCGGCAGACTCGTCAATGCCGTTGGAGAGCCCTTCCATCATGTCCCGGCCGATAGCCTCAAACAGCTTCGATGGGGAGGAGATGCCGAGGAAGTTCTTGGTCGATTCCCAAGCGTTTCGAGCAGCGCTGATCAGGGAGGACGCGAGGCTGCCTGCCTTGTCTGCGATGCCCTCCTTGATGCCTTCGATCATGTCCGCTCCCCAGCCCTTGAACCTGCCGTACTGGGTGGCCCAGAACTCTGTGAGGCGTGCGATTTGGCGGAGGAACCAGCTCACGACGTTCTGGATAAACCATGCGGACATGCGAATAATGCCGCTCATGATGAAGGCGACAATCTTTTCACCGAATGATTCGTAGCGGTGGCCGTTTTCTTCGTTCCATCGGCCGAATCGCCAGATAAACAGGGTGAAGGCGGCTACGACCGCTGCGAAGATTGCTAGGGGCCATCCGCCGACGGCAGCGACAATCCCGGCAAGCATGGCTCCGAAGCCGCGTAGGAACAGTCCGAGGCCACCAGTCTGAAGCCACACGGTCGCCCGGAGGATGGCAAAGTTGAATCCGCGAGTCAGAAAGCCCCAGAGGCCCTTAGCGCCGTTGAGGAGCAACGTTCCAAGGCCGGAGAAGAGACCCCTGATGGACCCTGCGAGACGGGCTGGAAGGCTGGAGAACTGACCGGCGAAGAGACGCTGGATGGTCAGGCCGATGTTGGAGAAGATTCGTCCCACCACCGTTCCCGAAAGTGCGCGCCCGATACTTGCCGAAAGCACACGGGCAATACGGCTGCCAAGCCGTCCAAGTCCGGGCGTAAGCAGAATGATGACGTTCCCGAGCGCCGTAAGGATTGTTCCCACAATGGGCAGGGAGAAAAGGCCAGAGCGAGCCCTGAGAGCGTTTCGGAACACGGGGATCCGAAGAACGAGCCCTGCCGCTAGCAGTTTCATGAAGTTTGACCAGTCGAACTGCCGCTCGCCAGTTTCCTCGTCAATAGTGGTAAACAGCCCGCTGAACAGGCCCTTTCCGAACGCCCCTGCGTGCTTGGCGACGCTCGCGCCGATGGCTTCCCAGTCCTGACGGCCAAACCACTCGCCAATAGCGTCGGTCAGATCGCCCGCAGTCGAGATGGCAAGGTCGAGCAGTTCGGTGATTGTCTGACCGAGAATCCGTCCGGCTTCCTCGCTGTCCTCGTCTGCCACAGCGTTGGCAAAGTCGACAAGGAAGTCGCTGGCGGCGTCCTTGAACTCGAACACCTTGTCAAGAGTCAGTCCGCCGAGCTCCCGCAGGTTCTCCAGAAGGTCGCCGAGCGGTTCCGCAAGGTTTTCGTCGTAGAAGTCCTTGAACTCCTGAAACTTTGTTACCGCCCTGTCAACGAACGACTCAACCTTCGGGATGGACTCCTCGACAAACGTTTCGATAGCGGGAAGCTGATCTTGGAACCATTCCACGAACCGGCCGAGCGGCCCGGCAAGTTCCTCACCGATGGTGATGCCAAGGTCGGCGAAACCAGACTGAAGAATGTCAAGTTGCGCGGAGAACGACTCCAACTGCTTGTCCGCAACCTCGTCGGTGACGCCACCCATGTTCCGCAGGGCGTCCTCGTACTCGCGGATCGCGTCACCGCCGCCGAGGAGCTGGCGGATGTTGTTGCCGACGGAACGGGTCAGCCCGAGCTGGTCGAGCGTGACGGCCTGCTGGGCGTCGGACATCGGGCCGAGCAGGTCGGTGAACTCGTCCACCACGTCGGCCATGTTCCGAAGGTTCCCCTCGGAATCCAGCACGTTCAGCCCGAGCTTGTCGAACTCGTCTCGGTTTCTACCGGCGGCACGGGTCACGTCTCGGAGGACGATGTTCAGCGCCTCACCGGCGGTCGCGCCCTTCACACCCTGATCGGCGAAGAACGCGAGGACCGCTGCACCCTCCTCCACGTCCTTCCCGAGGACACGGAGGGCCGCACCGGCCTTGTTCGTCAGCGCCTCGGAGAACTCCTCTGCGGTGGCGTTAGCGAGCGTGTTCGCGCCGATGAGCACGTCGGACACGCGCGCCATGTTCGCCATGTTCTCGGCCGTGTCGTCCACGGTGAGGCCGAGAGCGGACTGTGCGTCCGTCAGAAGGTCGGTGGCGCGGGCCATGTCGAACGCACCGGCCTGTGCGAACGCGGCAACCTGCGGGAGCGCCTGCAACGACTGTGTGGCGTCCAGACCGGCCGAAGCGAGGAAGAAGAACGAATCTGCGGCCTGCTCGGCGGTAAACCGGGTGGACTTGGCAACATCGCGGGCCGCCTGCTCCATGTCGGTCCGCATCGTGTCCGACATGTCGCCCATAATGGCCGTCGAACGGGTCATCGCGTCGTCGAACTTGGCGAACTCGCGGATGGAGAACCCGGCGATAGCACCCGCAGCAGACGTGATTACCTTCGTCGCCGCCACCGCAGCACCGGCAAGAACGCCGAACGCGCTCGCACCAGCCTTCGTCGCCTTCTGAAGATCGCGGGAATCACCCGCAATCATCACCTGAATGACGCTTGTCTTTCTACCCGCCATGCGTCACCTCAGAGTTTGTTCTGCCGCCGAATGTCGTCAATGTACCGAGCGAAGGCGTTAGCAACTTCGGTACGACGCTTGTCAAGCGCGTCATACAAGAACGGGTTAGGCCGAATCGGCCCACCTCGCCAGCCCTTCGCCGGGTCCGGCCTCGAAGGCCAGCCGAAATGGATAGGACCGGCGTATGGGACAAGTTTCTTACCGGCACGGACATAACCGCCACGCCGCTGGCCCGACGACCTAATCGTGTCGGCCATGTAGCCCGAGGAATGGCTGGGCTGCTGCCAGTATGGCCTGCCCGAAATCGTCGAAACTGACCCGTGACGAGGCGCAATACGCTTCGCCTCATCCCTCACGATTTTCGCAGTCTCAGCGTGAGCGTGCTTCAGCTGATCGACAGCATCGTCTCCCAGAGCGCGCAGCTGCTTCTGAAACTGGCGCAGCCCTACTACGCGAACTCCCGGCTTACTTCTTGCCACGGCGCGCCTGCTTATCCCGCTCGTGCAGGACCGCCAGCAACGCCTTCAGCATGTGGCTGTCCTCCATGATGAACTGTGGTGGGATGCCCGTCTCAACAGCGACGGACGCCACCAGCATCGTCATGGAGTCTCGGACAAAGGGAGTTCGCCACCCTCAATAATCTGAACATCCCGAACGGTGTCCAGCCAAGCGTCAAAGCCCTTCTTCGACCCGGACGCCTTCCAAGCCAGCCAGTAGATGTGCTCTGCCTTCTGGTCGGTCTGGAAAGCCCGCCCGAGGCCCGTCTGGAACTCGCGCTCAAACTGGACAACGACACGGGGGGTAACGGGGTACTCCCCCTCGCCATCAGTCGTCTCGACGCGCAGGGTGACAGCAAACATGTCCTTGACTCCTATTCAGTTAGAGATTTCAGGCAGTACCACGGGTAAGAACGCCGTCGACCGGCCAAGTGACCGACTTCGTGGCGAGCTCGCCAACGCCGCCGCCCCAGCCCCACTCGGTAATGAGAACCGAGCCGGTGTAGTGCGGGTTCGCGGTGCCGACGGACGACCCCTTCGGGCCGATCACGATGGCGGCGGTCCCGCCGACGAGCGGCGCGATGGTCGCGTCAATCTCAGCCGGGTCGAAGTTCTGGTGGAAGTCCAGAGCAACCGACTGGTCGCGGAGGCCACCGACACGAGTACGCCCGGTCTGACCGAACGCCGTCGTCTCGACCTCCTCGGCCTCGTCGTTGAACTCAATCGACGCGATGTAGTCCGAGAAGTCCTCGCCCGCGATGCTGATGTAAGCGTCCGTAAGAACGGTGCGTGCCATTATTCCTGCTCCTCCGGCTCTTCAGCCGAGTCATCCTCTAGCGCCGGGACAGGTTCCGGCTCTTGAACCTTCTTGGTCGTCTTCTTCGGTGCGTCTTCCACCGGAACAACCTTGCCTCCGGCGAGAAGCACGCTCATGTTACCACCGAGGTCTTCGGCGGTCACAAGCGAACCCTCGGGGAACGCCATCCGCTTAGAAACAACACGGTACATCATGCGACTACCTCCACCTCAAACTCGACACCAAGATACACCACGTCCCCCACGCTGACCTGACCGTAGTTCCGCATCTCAGTCACCCGCGCCGTGTTCGCCACCCCGCCNAGCGTCCGGTCCGCCTCAATCGCCGCCTTCACCGAACCNGCNCCNACGATGTAAGTGTCGATGTTCCGCTGCGCCGCACGATCATCCGCACGGCCAACNAGCAGAGAAATCAGGAAGAAAAACGTGTCNGCGCCCCGGTTCGCGTTCAGGTCGTAATCGACCCGTTCCGGCAGAACCATCGCAACCGGCGGGCGCGGAGCGTCGAGGAACGTCGCCGACACCCGCAGGTTCGGGACAGTCTCCAAACGCTCCGCAATGCCGTCCCGCAGGTCCGCGATAGAACTCATGAGTAGCGAATCTTCCGGTACGGCTGAAGGAGCAGCTCNACNTCCGGGTCCGCAAACCGCGACACCCGCATCGCCCCCATGTCCCCAAACCCTGCCACGCCCAGCGGCGAGTCGAGCCGGGTGAACAGGCGGGAAGCCTGAAGAATCGTCGCCTCGTGGACCGCCTCGGGAACTTCCGGCCACCCGTAACGGGCGTAGACACGGACGGTGGCCTGCCCCCGCCACGTCGGCCAGTACCCGTCCTCAAACGG